CACAAGTTTTCATTAACGGTTTGGTACAAGCTCCAACATACTCTTACACATTGTCTACAACAGGCGGTGTAACAAGTATCGTGTTTGACACAGCCCCAGAAGCTAACGATTTCATTATGGTTCGTTTAACTCCAACAGCTACTTTAAGTGCTGGTGGTATCTTGAATCAATCTAGTGATATCGATGGTGGTACATACTAATCTTAAAGCAATTTAAGGGAAAGTAAGAGAAAGGGTGCAGAAATGCACCCTTTCTCATTAAGTACAAGTATAAATAACCTTATTATACATAACACAAAATCTGTGTTAATTCAGGTTCAAAATGCCAATTTTTCGCGGAAAAGAATTCGTAAGTCATGCGTCAGACAGTAAGGACAGTGTCAGAGTAGTCGCACGGACTCACGTTCCATTGCTAGGAAGTATCTGGGTAATTGATGATATTACATTAGTTCACCGCGACCGTGTGCTATTAGCTGGACAGACCAATTCTACCCAAAACGGCATATACATTTGGAATTCTGTTACTGGAAAATTAACCAGAGCCCCAGACGCTGATTCTTTATACGAAGTGTCGGGCGGTATGCGTGTATACGTTGAAGAAGGCACTGGTAATGCCCAAACATTTTGGACCCTAACAACACCAGGTGTAATCATCTTAGGTACCACTGGTCTAACATTTTCTCGCGAAAATCGCGTTGGAAACTTTGATCACTCAGGTACACATGGTTCAGCATCCAAAACCAACGTAGTTACACTAGACGAATCTGGACAAATCACGTCTATAACAGCCGTAAACATTGATCTAGATGGCGGCGAATTTTAAAGCATATACATTCAGTACTAGACGAATAAGCTAAATACTTCTGGAAGGCAGGATCCGATCACCCTGCCGAACATCCAAATAGGGAGTATATACTCAAAATGGCCAATCAAATCATTTTAAAGCGTAGTTCTACTGCGGGCAAAGTGCCAACAACAGCCCAATTAGCTCTAGGCGAATTAGCTATCAACACACATGATGGTAAAATCTTTATCAAGAAAGACAACGGCGTACCAGCAGTTGTTGAAATCGGTGGTGTTACAAGCGTAAGCGGACTAACAGGCGACGTTGTATTATCAACAGCTGACGTGTCTGAAGATCTTTCATACAAGTACTTCACTGATGCTCGTGCCCGTGCCGCATTAAGCGCAGGTACAGGTATTAGCTATAACAGCGGTACAGGTATTATTAGCACAACTCAAAACTTGTCAACAACAGGTACACCGACTTTTGCTGGTGCTACAGTTAACGGCGATTTGACAGTACGTCACATCATCCCAAGTCTAAGCAACACATATGACTTAGGTTCTGAAGCGAACCCATTCCGTCACATTTTCGTCGGTCCAGGTTCTTTGTATGTTAACGGTAAGCAAGTTTTAACTGAAACTAGCGGTACAATGACATTCACAGCTGACTTAGACCAGAACATGCGTATCACTACAACTGGTACAGGTTTGCTACAATTAGGTTCAAGCACAACAGGTGTTAACGTTGACGGTACAATGCAAATTGCAGCCGGTAAGCGTATCACATCTAGTGATGGTATTAAAGTTCAATTCGGTGACGACGTTGAATTAAACGGTAACAAAGTAATTGGTTTAGGTACACCAACTTCTGGCTCTGACGCCGCTACAAAGAGCTATGTTGATTCAAGCATTTCTGCTATCAGCACAAGCACTATCAGCAGTGGTAACTCAAACATTGCAGTTGTTGACAATGGCACAGGTACAGTAACAGTTACAGTTGACGGTTCTACTGCATTGACAGTAACAGCCGCAGGTGTAGTTATTTCTGGCAACATGACAGTTGAAGGTACAACTACAACAGTTAACTCTAATACAGTTAGCTTGGCTGACAACATTGTTACGCTAAACAGCGATGCAACTGGTGCTCCAACACAAAACGCTGGCATTGAAGTTGAACGTGGTGACGAAGCAAACGTACAATTGCGTTGGAACGAAGGTTTACAAAAGTGGACATTCACTAACGACGGTTCTGTTTACACACAAATCGCAACAAGCACTGACACATTGTCTGAAGGTACAACAAACTTGTACTTCTCAGACACTCGTGCTCGTGCCGCATTAAGCTCAAACAGCTCAAGTGGTGTAAGCTACAACAGCGCAAGCGGTTTAATCAGCTTAGGTTCTATTCCTAACAGCTCATTGACAAACAACAGCATTACTGTTAACGGTGCAGTTGCAGCCTTAGGTGGTTCTATTACTTTAGGTGTTGCTGACATTTCTGGTGCAGCCACAGCTACATCTGTAACAGCCGCTATTGCTACAGCCGCAACTGATGCAACAACTAAAGCTAATGCCGCTCAAGCAGCCGCTATTGCTACAGCTGCAACTGATGCAACAACTAAAGCTAATGCCGCTCAAGTAGCCGCAGAAGCTACAGCCGCAGCCGATGCAACAGCTAAAGTTGCCGCAGAAGCTACTGCTCGTGCCGCAGCCATTGCAGCCGCAGTTGCTGGTAAAGATAACACAGACGAAATCACAGAAGGTTCTACAAACCTATACTACACAGATGCTCGCGTAGCGACTCGTGTTGGTAGCGGTTTAACAAACTTCCACAGTGCTTTCCAATCTGTAACTTCTGCACAAGCCACAACCAATGCAACAAGCGCAGTTGCGTTTACATTTGCAGATTTAGCTACGGCTAAACACTACAATGTTTACGTAAACCGTACATTGTTACGTCCTACAGAATTTAGCGTAAGCGGTTCTACAGTGACAGTTGTTGCTGGCGTGTTATCTACAGATGACGAAATTGAAGTAACTGGTTTAAAGTTCGCATAATTTAACTGGCTAACGGCAGGGGTTTGACATCCCCTGCCTGTACGTTGGCAACAACGCACTTGGGAAAACACTAGTTTGTCCTCCGTGCCAGTAAACTCAAAGGAGATAAAATGTCTGATAATAAACGTAAATTAAAGAACAGTGGTACTACAGCTGAAGTATCATTGGACAAAGCAAAAGAGTACAAGTACGACAAGTCTGGTGCTCTAGTAGAAGCAACCACAGTTGGTGACAACGATATCGTTTTCTCTGGTAGCAAATCAAGTCTTCGTCGTATCGGTGACTTAGAGCGTAACGTTTCTATTCTTGCCGCTAAGGTGTTAACAACAGACGGTAGCACATCTGACTCAGAAGATGATAACTTCGACGGTATTTTCTCTGACCCAGCTCGTTTCAAAGCCGCAACACGCTTTGACGCCGCAGTTGACGTCCGTGCAGCCGTTGCAATGAACAGCAACAAGATTACAGGTTTAGGTACACCATCTGCTTCTGGCGATGCAAGTACTAAAGGTTATGTTGATACTACCGTAGCAACCGAAGCTACTGCTCGTGACACAGCTATTGCAACAGCTAAAGCTCAAGCTATCAGCGCAGCCGCAACTGATGCAACAACAAAAGCTAACAACGCTCAAACAGCCGCCGCAACTGATGCAACAACAAAAGTTGCCGCAGAAGCTACTGCTCGTGATACAGCTATTGCAACAGCCAAAGCTCAAGCTATCAGCGCAGCCGCAACTGATGCAACTACAAAGTCTGCTACAGCTAAGTCTGAAGCTATCACTGCTGCCGCAACTGATGCAACAACTAAAGCTAATGCCGCTCAAGCAGCCGCTATCACTGCTGCCGCAACTGATGCAAGCTCTAAAGCTAATGCCGCTCAAGCAGCCGCAATCTCCGCAGCCGCAGCCGACGCAACAACTAAAGCCAACGCCGCTCAAGCAGCCGCTATTGCCGCAGTTACAAACGGTGCTGGCGCAGCCTTTGATACATTGAAAGAAATTCAAGATGCAATGGCAACTGACACAGAATTGTCATCTGCTATTTCTGGCTTGACACACGATGGTATTGCTGGTAACCTACCAGTAAGCAAGTTGAACAGTGGTACAAACGCAAGTGCAAGTACATTCTGGCGCGGCGACGGTACATGGAGTGTTGGTGTAGCTGGTCCAACAGGCCCTCAAGGTCCTCAGGGTATTGCTGGTCCTACAGGTCCAACAGGTGCTACAGGTCCAACAGGTCCAACAGGTAACCCATTCGGTGGCGGCACATTTACTGGTTCAATTGCAGTTCAAGGTTCTATCACCGCAACTGGTGAAATTACAGCTTACTACTCTGACGCACGTTTGAAAACAAATGTATCTAAGATTGACGGCGCTTTAAACAAAGTTATGGCAATCAACGGTTACACATATGATTCAAGCGAATTAGCCGAGTCTTTAGGTCTTCCAAAGCACATGGATCAAATTGGTCTAATGGCAGACGAAGTTGAAGCAGTACTACCAGAACTAGTTACACAGTCAGCATTGGAAGGTTACAAAACCATCCGTTATGACAAAGTTGTTTCTGTTTTAGTTAACGCTGTTAAAGAACAACAGGCAATGATCGAGGAACTACAGGCGCTTGTAAAGAAGACTTTACACTAATCCATTGACTAGAGGAGGCAAATAAAATGGCAATTCTTCCAGCAACTGGATCGGCAATTACGTTCGGTAACGTCAAACGAGGTTACTCAAATACAACAGGCTCTAACCTATCACTACGTGGTACGTTAGGTGGATACTTAGGTATCGGTTCTGGCTCTGTTAGTTTAAGTAGCACATTCGGTGGCCGTACAACACCATATAACATCTAATAGTGTTATGCTTAAAGAAAGGGTGGCAACACCCTTTCTTTTTGGCTAAAATTTCTAAAACAAAAATGATACATAGTACAACATAAAAGGAGCTATAATGCCACTAACCCAAAACGAAATCCTAAACAATACACGAGCAGTATTGAAACAAGTCCCATTCCGTACAAACTTTGAAAGAGAAAATTTTGTATATAGCATAGCAAGCGGCCCGCGATTGTTAGTTTCTCTTTGCCAAGAGATGGAATTCTTAAACAGCGAATTGGAAAAAGCAACAACTGATTGGCAAAAGCAAGTTGTATTAGATGAAATGAATATCATCAATACTCGTATTACTGAATTAAAAGAAGAAATTGGAACAGACGTTGCAAAAGCAGTCGAGGAAGCAGAATCACAATTCTGGGTTGAGGAGCTTGCACGCAAAGCCGCAGTTGAAGCATTGACACAGAATGTTACAACTGAAAATATGGCACAAATGTTAAAGTTGCCAGCAGAGTTGTATGAGCAAACTATTAGCCGTTGCCAAACGTTTTTAAATGTTATCAACAAAACAACCAGACTTGCAGAACGTAAAGCAAATTTATCAAACGTTGACACGTCTGAAGAGTAATGTTCGGTAAGTCATCTCGTTCTGTGTTTGATCGACAACCTGTTCTAAGTGAGCAGGTTGTTATATGCGTTCCCACTAATGGAATGGTTCATGCAAAATTTACCTACTGTTTGGTTCAAGCGATTAAATACACAGAACAACAAGGTATTCCTGTAATACTTGAAATGGATGCTGGCACAGTACTAAGCAACCAGCGACAAGTGTTGCTTAATCTTGCAGTTGACAAATATAACGCCGAACACATTATGTGGCTTGACAGCGACATGACATTCCCTGAAGATGTCATTGTTAGACTATTAGAGCACAAAAAGAAAGTGGTATGTGCAACATACTCAAAACGTGTACCACCTTTTCATCCAACTGCATTTCATTCTATAGAACCAGTGGAGCCAGTTGACACTACAGCGCATGGCCTAACTCAAGTACGTTATACTGGGTTTGGTTGTTTGTTAATGCGAGCAAGTATTGCAGATGAAATGCCAAGCCCGCACTTTCCATTAAAGTGGCATGCACCGAGTTCGACCTGGCATGGTGAGGATATGGGATTTTGTGATTTACTTGATCACAATGAAATCAAGATTTGGTGCGACTTAGATCTCAGTCGGGAGATTGGCCATTTAGGGCAACAAGAGTTTCATGTGAATCGGGCAAGCTAACAAAAAATGCACACCAACGAGTGAGCTTTTTTAAGTTAACACCAGCTGACAATTGAAACTCTGGATAACGTTGATCGTTTAGTATACTTCGCATATTAACAGCATCTATGATGGTGCTTTTTATTAGATCAAGTTTTAGTTTTTCGTCTAGCAATAAGCTAGTTAATAACGGATGATACCACAGTTCTTCGTTTATAAGTCGACGAGTTTCTAAGTACCAACGTTCTGTATAGCAAACAGAATCTTTATATAGCTTATTCAACAGTGGATTGTTTAAGTGACTTTGCCAACATTGCACAACATCAATTTGTCGATGAGGCCCTGTATATATTTCTGGCTGGCGCAAAGTATTTTTAATTACTCTTAACGCCATCCAATAAACCTTCTAATGCTTCTCGAAAGCCCCTGCTGTTAAACATCTTTGCAGTATTACGATGCAGTGGTTGCGGCCACTCCCACAAGTTAACCCAACAGTAGCCGGCACTTTCGTCATCTACGGTAGGGATAAATTCTTCTTCGCATAATATTAGATAGCTAACATGGCGAAAGCGTTTGTCGCGAGTAGTAAACGTATACACATGACTCATAGCAATGGTATTTGGTACACCTGGATAGCCAAGTTCTTCACATAGTTCTCGCTTTAAGCCTTCAAGGTCGCCTTCGTTGCCGTCTAACTTGCCGCCCCATAAGCCCCAGCACATGCTATGCGTTTCAGAAGGGCTACGAAGTTGCATCATAGCTCTCCCAGTTTTCTTACTAACAATTAATGCGCCAACAGCTCTCATACCAATATTTAGTTGACAATGCGCCAGTAGCCTTCTTCGAATATTCCTTCAATTGCTACGACCCACTCGGTGCCGGTGTAGTATAGCTTGACCATGGTGTTTGCATTGGTAGTATAAGCAGGAACATTGACAGCACTGGCATCAAAGCTAACAATCCAGTTGCTTCCGTTGTACTCGATAATGTCATTTGCATCTGCAACCAATGTACCCCACAATCCTGTTTGCGGAACTGATTCAGTTAACAAATAACGCTGTCCAGCTTGCACAGGTGGGATATTGCCATTGCCTGGAGCACTTCGCGTTGGATCCACTACACCATTGATCATAGAGATGGTATCATTTGGCAAAGTTGAAGTATCTACAGTATAGTACAATAAGTTTTCGTTTTCTGTGTTTTCGCTAACTTTTAAAATTACCTCATGTGGATCTAGTGTATTTCCTAGTTTTAGTCTAATTTCTGTAATGCCATTCTTAAGTCCACCATAGTTGTCGAAATGTTCGTTCCAACGAAGTGTTGCTGGAACTACATTTTCTGTATCGGCTGTAGTGTTGTTGCTGGTTAACAATTGAACTGAATCACCTGTGACTCTAATGTGTCGATCCTTGAATGTAATCCATTGTCTTGAGGCAATAGGCTCGCTATTGATGCCAATGGTAATGTCATCAATGAATTGATAGTCTCCACTGATATTGTTTAAGATACTGTGAATAAGAACCTGGCGTTTGACCTTGGCAGGCGGTGTTAAGAAGATAGGCAATGAAAATATCAAACTTGCAACGTCAATAATATCGTCGGTACCTTGTGGTATACTACGTGCAGTCCATGTCACGTTAATGAGTTCGACTACTGCTAAACTTGTCCAGTCGTATGGGTTCTGACTGCTTTGTAAGTTTACACTTGGATTGAAAAGCAACAAAATTTGTTCAAGTAGTTGTAGCTTTTGTTCTGTGTTACTTGTCCATACGTCAACGTTGATAGTTAAGTCGAATGGAATAGGAGCATGACGCTCTAATGTGTAAGTTTCAGCAACCTTGTCATTAAAACTCTGTGCCACAGGGTCGTATGCCTTTTCATAAATCTGTACACTGTCTTCAAATGCAGGAGTCATACGGCGGTCAGCGTTTGGTACAAGTTCAGCAATATAACAGCTAATAGCAGGAACACTTAGAATAGTGTTTTCGCTGTTAGAGCGAAGAATGTGCTGGCTCATACGAGTAGTATCACCATAACGTACTGGCACCTGATGATAGTTATCGGCACCAGTTGCGTCTTTGCCCATCTTAACAGAGAAGCCACCAAACAGTCGCATGAACTGTAGTAGCCAACGTCTTATTTGTTGATCGTAAAAATATTGTTGTGCCATTAATTGTCTGCCTTAGGTTTAACAAATACACCACTTAGTGCCTGTCGCTGTGGTACAGTAGTACCGTCGGCAGTTGTTGTAGTTGCTGAATTATTGATATACGGTCCTGCATTAGTTGCAGTAGTTGCCCAGCCGCCGTCTACTGAGTTGTCAGCAAGTCTATGCCACTTGTTGCCACGATACACAAATAGTCGCTGTGGTTGAAAATCATTTCTAACAAATAAATCACCTTGTGCTGGGGCAATTGGGAATGACAACCCAGAATCAATGTTTGTGGTATTACCTTGTTGGGCTTGATGCTCGGTGGTATTGACAACAATGTCAGAAGTACCAGAGCCGTCAAAGCCATTAATGACAGGAGCGTAAGTTGAATCTGTAAATTCTGTATTCTTATAACCAGCGGCTGGTGTAATAACTTCAGCTGATGCAACAATAGCGTTTGAAATTGCAATTTCTTTGTTGTACGTACTCAATGCATTTTTCAAACTATCTTCATCTTCTGGGTCACCTAACAAACTACGATACTCTTGTGCGTCGTTGATAGGTGCGGCTTTGATACGCCACAAGTGCGGCCACCAAGTTGGACCAAAGCCTTCGGCTGAACGTGCGGCATCCTGGATAGCGTAAAACTTGTTGATGCTTTTTGCATTAGCATCTAACAATAAATCATCGTTTAAGTGCGGCAGTTCAAGTACGTCACCGGCCATTAGCTTACGACCAAGACGTTCGACCATTTCGTTTGTGTGAAATGTAATAAAAAGTGTATCAGCGTTTAAGAACAAACCAAATTGACTTAAATCAAAGTCTTGGTCCGACACATTGTAAGTTCCACGAAGTTCATAAACTGTAGTATCGTATACACGATCGCGGTTTTCCATAAACAAAATGTCCTGGATATCCATTTCATTGATTTCGCCCTTTTCAGCCAAATTTGGCTTGGCAGGATCAGAACCATCTTCTACTGCGGCTGGTCCAAGATATTTGTGGATTAGTATAGAGGTGCCGCCAGCACCTACAGCTTCGCGGATCAAGCGGTCCTGATAGTGGTAATCCTGCGTTTTAGCGTTTTTCCAAAGTGATAATTTAGGCATGTTTTCCTTGCAGGACCAAAAAGGACCTGTTTCTTAGTGTTATTTACCGGTTGACAGACGATCCTAGATAAGTTATAATTACATCATTGTCACTAAAACGGAGTAAGAAATGGCTACTGCAACTAAGAAAAAAGCGGCACCTGTTAAGAAAACACGGGTCACTGCAAAACAAGTAAACGCCCACCGCGCCCGTGGAGTCAAAGACTTTAGCCCATCATGGGAAGGTGCAGTTGAATTTGACAGCGAGACATTTACTCGTCACTTTCGTCGAGCCATGGAGTATTACCGACTAGAAAGCGGCGTCAAAGAGTTGCGTCCAAAAGTAGCAGAGTGGATGGAATCTGCAGGGTATAAGAAAGATGCCATTGGGGAATTCCGTAAGCTAAAAGATAGTCGTGTTTCTTCAACACTTTGCGGTGTTGCCGCATGCTTGGTCCGAGGCATGCCCGCAGTACACCCAGGTTTCAATCAAGGACGAGATACTGCCGCATGGTTGAAAGCAGAAATTGAAAAGTCTATTAAGGCAGGCAAAGATGATGCTGACGAAAGCGAAGCAGAAAAAGATG